GCTGCCCATTCTCGCATAACATGAGCACTTTTTGTATGTCCACTAGCATGAAGTCTAGTTGCAGCCTCTTGAAGTAGTTCAATACCTCTGCTTGCCGAGTTGTTCTTTAGATTGATGGGAGAGGTGCCCTTGAATGCCTTAGAAGAAATGCCAATAGCATTGGGAATACCTGTATTCAGATCCATCATGAACAAACCAAGGTCGTTGTTCTTATCTTGTCCTGTCTTAGAAATGTCAATTATGTGCAGGTCTGAAACAATGTCTTTTCTCTGTATATGAGCCGTAGACATTACTCTCAGATTCTGAAAATCGATCTTATATGCTAGCTTAGAAGCTTTCTTGAAATAACCCCACATTGTTTGGTTATCACCCACTAGACGATCTAAATGATAACTGTTTTTTGAATCCTTTAGAGCCGATACTCTATTGACCAAATCATTCAAGATCTTCTGGTGATGTTCGTCTTTGAAGTTGTCAACATAATAGCGAATCTTCATTATCGAGTCATTGAAATTTTTGACGTCAGGAAGAGCAGCAAAGATCTCCCATGTTCGCCCATAGAAAGCAGTGAAATTACTATCTATTTCTTTCACATAGTTCTTGATGATAGCCTCATTCTTTGGCCGTCTAAAATTCAAAAACTCAGTAACTGCTTTATCTTGCTCGCTAACAAAATCTTGGTCTTTATCGAACTTAGCGCTCTCGTTATCTGTAAAATCTCTGTAATCAGGCTCTTCATCTTGTTTGCTTCCCTTAGGAGTAGCATGCTTATAATAATATCTATAGCCGCCAGCAGGAAGAGGGACTCGATACAAGTACTTGTGACCAGGTTTTTCCCAGCCCTTCTTAGATTTCAATAGATCAAATAACGCATGAACGCTAATTGAGTATCCCAAATTAGTAGTTTCCTTGTGAGAAGTTATTGTAAGTCGACTGAAGTCTGCCTATCAATTCCTTCAACTTGTTCGGACTCTGCTTGAACTGCTGTACTTGATCATCGGTAAACCCTTGAGCCTCTAGAGCACTCATTCCTGATGCTCGAGCCTGCTTCATGTTCATCTGCTGTGACTGTATAGCACCTGTAACTTTCGTGTTGTACTCAGTCGTCCTTGATCCAGCCATGTTGAGCATTTGTTTATATTCCTTGGCTGCTACTGCGACTGGGAGATACGGGGACACCTTTGTGCCAAGAACCCGAGTGAGATTACCCAACTCTTGAATGAACGATTCTGGTGTTACATCTTCCCCTCTAGCCGAGATGGCTTGAGTCGCATTACTGTAGTCAGAAGGGCCAAAATACTTAGCATATCTCTTGAAATGTTTGTCTTGAGACAATGCTGTCCTGAAGTCTTCAACCATCGCCAGCATATCTTTATCAGAAGGAGCCTTCTTGCCCTGTGCGTGATCATAGATATAGCGGTATTTACCGTTGCCCAGATTTTCTCTCTTAATGTATTTGTGGCCAGGGCGTTCGAGCCCAAGGGTTGATTTTGCCGAAGATGGTTTTACCTGCTGAGTTTGGGGTACGCCGTAAGACTGTGCTTTCCTGACGAAACTGATATTATTTTTTAGTAATATTTTCATGGACCCATCCCTCAGGACTAACGAATAGCTTTATTTCAGCTTTCTTATATAGTTTGTCAACATATTCTTCAACGGTATTGCATGTCTTTGCTAGGCCGTTTTTATGAGCAGCCTTAAGTCTTTTCTTTTCTTTTTCTGTCATCTCTCGATCCATATAATCAAAAACATCTACTATTCTTGCGAAACCGAGAAATGTCTTCTTATCGACAACCTTTAGACCAAACAGTCCTCTATAAACAATTTGCTCATTGATATTATCATAATCAATACAGAAAGCCCATCGTAACTTGAAGAGAATCGAGTTGAAAACGATGACCCTTCCACACTGCAAGTGATCAATAATTGACATTACGGAAACCTCGCCTGCTTCTTTCTCTTATCTTTTTCCTTAGGATCCATTTCAACAACAAATCCCTTATCAGATGTTAAAACACCCAATCCGCCCATCGTAGCACCGCCACCAAGATCTTTGAATAGAGTCATCTCTGTGTATGATCTATTAAGCTCTTGCAGTTTCTCTCCCATCCAAGCACCTGTTTTGAGTGCATCGACCGTCAATCCCATCAGCTTCTTGTTATACCCATCTACGTCTTTCTTCTCGTTCTTCATTCTAGCATTGATAAGATAGTTTATAGCCATCCTGAAATCTTCTGGCTTAAACCTTGAAGAATCTATTGTTCCATCCTTCACTGCCTTGTGATACTCGAAGCCAAATTCCGTCTGAGCCTGAATCTTTTCTTGATTGCCATATGATTCCCACCCAGATGATTCAATAACCTTATCAGCAAAGCTTGTTAGCATTCTATTGAATTTGTCACTCTGGCTCATAATACTCGATCTATACTTGTCGGCAACATCAAACAACTCTTCAGACTTGATACGTTCGTATTTGAAAACATTCCAATCGTCTCCGTTGAGGATTGAATCAGCAATCTTCTGGTATGATAATGCTTTCAATCCCTTTAGCTTGTCGAAATAAGCCTCGGTTTTAGCCTTTACCATTGATCCATCTTCGAATCTAAGGACGAATCCCTCTAAATCTTCCTTAGAGTGCTTCTGAAACTCAGACAGCTCCTCGAAGTTACTAAACTCACGACCGCCAACTGGAGTTAAACCAAAGTTCTTTGCTGTAGAAGCAGTTTCATGAAACCCTATCATCTCTGATGTATTCAAATCTCTCACACCATGGAGGAAAAGAGCACTCTTCTTTCCATATCCTATGACAACACGGTACTTAGGGTCTATAAGTTCAAGAATCATAGACCTACCACCTCGAAGATGCTCTTTTATGTCATCATACCTGCCGCCTCTCTTCATAAGTTTTTCGGCGGTTGAGAGAAAGCCCTTTTCATCAGGGTCGAGCATAGCGCGCGTACCAAGACGGACACTATCACTATACTTGTCATAAAAAGCCTGAATAAGAATACCATCGACCTTCTCACTGGCTATGAACTTCTGTGTAGCCACTTTCTTAGCTAGATTAGCCAGATTACCGTCAATATATTCGTCCATATTGAAGAACTTCTCATATGGCATAGATACAGCTTCACCTGTTTGAGTGTCGAACGTAATGCCTCTTGACATTCTCATTTGCATAGACCACTTGGGCCGCCGGCTAGCCGCCAAGTCTTTATTGATTGAATCAAAGAAGAACTTGTCAGCATAGTTGTATGTTACATAGTTTCCGTCCTTTGTAAAAGAGACATCTATGTAGTTTCTGAACTTATCACCTGATTCAGAATTGAAATGACTGTCGTCCAGGCCGAAATAGTCCTTGAGTAATGCTCTTCCGTTTTCTTTTGCATACTCGGCAAATGTCTGGCGATCTTTTATTCCAAGTTCTGTCAACTTCTTTGCAAACGACTGAAGCTTCTCTTTGCCCATCTCCAGAGCGCCCTGACGTTCCTTGGGAGATAGATTGAAGAACTTGTCAGATATAGCCATCATCCTGGAGTTTGCATGAGCTACCTTGGGTGTTTTCTCATAAGATGGCTGTTCGTGACGAGGACGAATATCTGGAACTACCTCGATTTTCTTGACTCTCTTTATCGGGATCATTTTCTTTGGTCCCCGCGGAGAGGCTTCTTTATAGATATATTTGTAGGGACCGCCCGGTGGGCCGACACGTCTAATATACTTGTGGCCAGGACGCTCTTCACCCTTCTTACCTTTTACCAGAATAATCATTCGACTTTTCTCGTATTCTTACTAACAAATATGGGCAGACGCTCCTCAGAGCTAAAAATCAATGTTTTTCTAACCGACATGAATATTTTAGCCATTAGCGTCAAACCTCGTCCAATTTAGTTTATAAATTAGGTATCTTTGCTTGTCTTTCGAGCAGAAATGAATATACCATCGACTTTTTGTGACTTGAAATATTGCGGTTTTCGACCAAGCGAATCGAACAGCGCTCTGATTGGTCTTGTAATGACTTGAAATGCTTGTCCAAGCGCGTAGAAAATGCCAATCTCATAGCGGTCGTGTTTTTCAACAGAGCCATCAGGAGCAGGAAGAACCCACATTCTGCGCTGTCTTGCGTCCATTATTGTACCTTATTCTTAGTGAACGTCGTACCATTGTCACTCAGGACTGCAGTTCCAAGCGCTGTAGCACCGTCATCCTTCAGCATCGTTTCAAGAGCGCTAGTTGCAGTTCTCTTTCCTGCTAGATACTGAAAAATGAATTCGAGTTTCTCGTGTAGAGTAGACGCCGAAGTAGGAATAGAATCTAATTCACCCATCACATTATTGTCGAATGCAAGCACTGAACCATCAGATTCAAGAACAGCTTCCTCAATCCATGGACCACTAGCAGGAATGACAGCCTCTGCCATATAGAGACTCTCGAGAGGATCACCATCGGCATTCTCGGCTAAGAAAATCTTGCAGTCATTATTTATCACTGGTATCCAACTTAGAGCGACGAAATCCCAGTATTGACCAGTATTGTCTCTAAGTCTAGCATAGACCACTGTATCACCCAAACCAGCAGAAGTTCTAACAAAAAATAGCATTTTACCCTCTCACTGCCTCGATTACTTTACTCGGAGGCACAAAAACGTTTGAATCATACTTCCGTCCATCCCATATGCCGAATTGATCTTGTCGTAAGTATTTTCTAGCCTTCAGCAGGTTTTTGTTTTCCCGATATCCGAAAATATTTGGGTCTGATACTCCCCAGAGAACCACACCTGGCTTGCATCCTACAACGTGAGCTAAATGAGGTAAGAAATTGTCAACTGAAATCCAGGTGTGAAGATTCTCATCCATGAGAAGATCTCCAATCACCTTTAGAGGAAGATTGATCCTGAAGTCTTCGACTAGCTTCACTTCTTCAGTAACACCTATCTGTACAATATGCCAGTCTTCCTTCAGGTCTTCGATGATGTCGGGCCACCATGGATAGTTCTTGGGATTATATGACTTGTCTCTCAGTATTTTAGACCACGGGCTAATCAAGATAAAGTTTTTCATATGCTTCAAGCATGCTCCTTTTCCAGTTGTACTTTACCATCCACTCATAAATGCCAGTCTCTTTACATCCCCATGCAGCAGCCTCACCCAGAGGCTTGCAGATGATATTGGGAAGACCCTGAAAGACTTCGCCATAAACACAGAATAGAACCAATGTCTGGCATCTCTTTAGAAGCTCTGGAAGTAGATTGACAAACATCAAATGGTCACCCAGTCCGTGAGATAATGCTATGAACTTGTAACCCCACTTCTTAAGCTCTGCCCTGAAGATTTCTTCATCACCCTCCCACAACTTTGCATCTGTCTCTGTCCTGATTCCACCCTCAGGATTGCGGTAGTGATAGGTCACTGCAGATCTGTCAACTAGAAGTCTGTATCCAGCTCTAAACAGTCTATGAGTGAAGATTGTCTCTTCACGATGAGCCACCTTGGAGAGCTCCAAACAGTAATCCACAATATTCGTTCTATATAAGAAAGAGCTGTACAGCTGATTGACATCAAACACGCCCTCTCCCTTGGCCCACTGTAAATTAGGAAGAGCCATGATGTCTAGTATGTGAGTCGCATAATGCTGTGCTAGAGCTTCTCCACCTGGAGTTATGACTGAGCCGCCGACAGCCCCAACGCCGTCTTTCATGTGAGAAAGAAGTTTCTCTAAAACATCTGGTCTTGCAACTGTGTCATCATCTAACCGCCATACAAATTTGAAGCCAGATGTGTTAGCATTCTGATGTGCAAAATGCTGTCCTACCTCGGGAGTAAATGCGACCTCCCACTTTATACCTACATCGTCTAGAGATTTGAACAGATACTGATATGTAGGATTCTGCCTCATGTCTTTATGCTCACCATCATCATAGATGGTTAGCTTAGCTGGTTTTACCGTCTGGAGAATGACCGACTGTATTGCCAGAGGCAGTGTGGTAAAGTATCGACCTTTCGTTGGAATCATACACAGGACGTCACTGCCGAGCACTTTTCTGTTCTTGTATTTCTCTACCAAAAGCTTCGTATTGCGGTCTATGTTAGCCTGATGATTAGGATCATCGTGGAGTGTTCCTTCGCCCTTATGATAGATGGGAACTGAACCTATGACAGAAGAAGAAGCGTCATCTTGACCCGTCATCTTCCCAACTACGGCAATCTCATATCCTCGTTCTTCTGCTCTGATGCAGAAATCTGTATCTTCCCCTGCCCCTTCTTTAAAGGCTTCATCTAATAGACCGATCTTTTCAAAGACCTCACGCTTGATCATAGCACAGAAGAAGATAATAAACTCTTTATTGACACACGGACTTAGAGACTTCAGAGGTCCTGCAATACCAACTTTTGGATTGTTGTCAAACTGTTCAATATGCATGTTTATTAGAGTGTCTTTCTCTTGCTCTAGTAGCATTGCATCATTATTTAGAAGAAGAATGTAGTCACCCTTGGCGACTTTTATTCCCTCATTGTAGGCTTTTGGAAATCCAAGAGGCTCGTTGAACCATAAGAGTCTAAATCTCCCTCCAAGACTTTCCACATACTCTCGTGTTCCATCAGTACATCCATTAGCAACAACAATAACTTCCTTGTCAGAAAGATCAACATATTTTATGATTGATTCTAAACACGGCTTCAAAAGATCGTCAAGATGATTGAGTGTCCCAATGACTATTGAAACCTTGCGTCTATGTTTTTCCACTAACTTATTATAGTTCTCTTGTAACCTACCACCCCAATCAGAAACCAAACTTTTATCATGAACAGTTGTCTCTCCCTTGTGGAAGATGGGAACAGATCCAGTAATCTGACCCTCAACATGGTCTTGACCAGTCATCTGACCAGCAATTGCGCACTCGTAGCCTACTTCTTTAGCACGAATGCAGAAATCAATGTCTTCACCACCACCAACAGTGAAGCCCTCATCTAGATATCCAATCTTGTCAAAGACTTCTTTCCTTATCATAGCACAGAAGAAGATAATGAAATCACGCCCAATGTCTGGATTGAAGGACTTGATCGGACCAACAATACCGACACGAGGATCTCTAAAATGAATCAAATGCATGTTGATTAGCGCATCTTGATTTTGCTCTAAGAACGTGACATCATTGTTGAGAATAAGAATGTTCTGATACTTAGCTGCTTTGATGCCCTCGTTATACGCCTTAGCTGCACCCGTAGCCTCATCAAACCAAATGAGCTTGAAGGGCTTACCAAGACTCTCGACATATTCGCGAGTTCCATCCTTGCAACCATTAGCCACAATGATGACTTCTTTATTCTCTAGATTGCAGTATTTCTTGATAGATTCTACACAGGGCTTCAGACAGTCCTCTAAATGATTGTATGTCGCAATAACAATAGATACAGTCATCTGTTCCTTAAGCTTCTTACTGATAGCTTGAAACCATTTTGAGTTGTATCTCTGCCCAAGATTCAATGCATTTCGAGTGAGGATACTGCTCACATTGGGCATTTCTCTAATCGTCATGCCAAATTTATGAAAGATGGGAAGAGTAACGTCTATAATTTCGTACCCTGCTGCCAGCGCTTTTAAACAAATGTCAACATCTTCACATGTTCCATCGGCAAAAAGAGCATCGAACATGCCGAGCTTATTGAAAACATCTTTTTTCATCATCGTGCAGTAGAACTTAATGTAATTCGTATCGCCGTATTCGTTGTAACAAGATTCGGGACCAACAATGCCTACCTTGGGATTCTTCTCAAACTCCGCCAAGAGAAGTTCTATCACATTGTCTTTCAAGAAGAAGCAGTCATTATTGAGAAAGAGCAGATACTCACCCTTAGCTATTTTCGATGCCTCGTTGACGGGAATGGCGAATCCTGGTTTCTCGAACCATAGAAGCTTGAAGTTGGAACCAAGAGACTCTACATACTCTCTTGTTCCATCGGTGCATCCATTCGCCGCAATGATAACTTCACAATCATTGAAGTTGACAAACTTTTGAAGTGATTCACAGCAAGGTTTTAGACAATCATCTAGGTGATTGTAGGTTGCAATGATAATGCTAACTTTCATAGTTTTGTTTAGCTCCTCTTATACCCCGAGCCTTTATCCAGGCTCTGAATTCTAGTTCTAATTCTCTAAATTGCTCTTTTGAAAGCCATTCTGTGTCGATTGTAAGTCCTCCAGTGCCGTCTTTTGAGACCTGGAAATACTGGCGGTAATCATAAGACATGTTTGTAATACCATACCAATCGGAATGATCAGCGACCTCAGTACCGGGATACGGAACAAAGCTTGAAACAAAATACTGATCGGGGTTGGCTTGTTCGATGAAGCGTTTTGTTTCCTCTAACGTCTCTTTAGTCTCTCCAGGGAAGCCGATGATAAAGAATGCCCGAGAGACTATGCCATATTTCTTAGCCCATCTGATAACATCGTAGTTGTCTTGAACGGTAACCTGTTTTCTCATACGATCGAGCATGTATTGAGAACCCGATTCAATTCCCCATGCTATCTGTACGCATCCTGCTTCCGCCAGCTTCTCATAGGTCTCTTCAGTATCGTATCCAGCTCTGCCCATACAGCGGAACCGCATGTTCAGATTCCTCACATGATTCAGTATTTCAAATAACCTTGGACGATTCATCGTAAAAATGTCATCCTGGAAGTTCAGCCTGTCTATGCCATACTCGTATTTGATTCGATAGAGCTGCGTTGCAGCTACCGCAGGATTCATCATGTGGTACCGACCATTGATGTTATGCATCATTGCCAGACCACAAAAGCTGCACTTGAACGGACAGCCTCTCGAGGTAAGAAACGGCAACGAAGGCTTGTCATCTATAATGCGACTGTATGTTGATAAATCCACTAAATCAAATGCAGGGAACTCGAATAAATCCACTTTAGCGGTCGTGTTACCACAGAGAGCCAACATTGGGCCCTCACCGTAACCCTGTATTACATTGTCAGCATAGCGAAAGTCTTGAGGGCGAACAGATGCATGAGCTCCGCCTATAACAACTTTCGCTTTAGGGTTGGTCTTCTTACATATCATTGCTATTTGCTCTGTTATGTCAAGTGTCGCTATGTATGACGTGATTCCATAAACATCGGCGAATGGCATATTCTCGGCATCAGAATAAT